ACTTGACTTTACCGTAAGCAATGACCAAGCAGGTAAGTATGCCGATGTAATCGAATATGGACGTAAGCCATACCCGGGACAACCGAACAAGCGACCCCCTGTGAAGGCTATCGAAGACTGGATAGAACTGAAAGGACTAAAGCTGCGTAATAACCAAGGGCAGTTCATTAAGTCAACTAAAGAGAGCATTAAAGCCGCTGCATTACGCATTGCAATCAATATTGGTGAGCGTGGTATTGAAGGAATCAACTACTATCAAGAGGCAATAGATGATACGTGGGATGAATACAAGGATAAGTTGATGGATGGATATGTAAAAGGTATTGAACAAAGACTACTACTAAATAAAAGATAATGGCAATAACTATAAATGACCAGCCATACAACTGGGCGGTGCGTGGGCAGAAGCTAATGATCATTGCAGTCAGTGATGAGGTAGCAAATACAGGTTTCAAGTATGGCATTGAAGTAATTGTACAGGGTGTACCTTACCAGTTCTATCTTAGTCCTGCACCCGATGATAGGTTATACTTTGACATGCAACCATTGGTTGATACACTGCGCAACTATGAGCCGCAGAATTACCACTTGTCAACGGATAATACCATTGATGATGCTAGCAAGCTTTCACTCACTTTTACACTTACAGAGTGGTGGATAGTAGATGGAGTATTCACAAAGAATACAGGCAGCGAAGTAAACGGCAACGAAGACCTAGTAATCAATGGCTACTTCCAAGTGATTGATGGCTATAAGCCAAATGTACAAACAGGAAGCAGCAAGGTAAAATTCTCACTGACCAATACTACTTCATATCTAATGAGCGATCGCAACAACGATACTTCGCCATTTTATCTTAGTCAATCATGGGGTTTTAGTTCGGCAACCAATGCCATATGGATACCAGTGCTGGAATCTGACTATGGTGTAATATGCTTTCCGGGTAATGATACTTACTTAGGCAATAACATACCATCGCAATACCGCATTACAATCTTTCCAGCATCAGGTTCACCAGTACAATCAACAACGTCAATCAATGGTTACGATATTGAAGCACTACCTATCTATCCTGCCAATCTTAACGACTGGACAGGGTTGATAGTAAAACCTTCACTATTTCCGAATTGGCGTTGTTATTCGTTGGTGCTGCTCAACAATGTGGGCGGTCAGGTTAGTGAAACATATATATTTTATAACGCACACGACTACGGGCAGGCAGATTGCAACTGGCCTAACATGCGCCTTGGTTGGGTGAATTCGCGTGGAGGTTGGGACTACTTCAATTTTACAAAGAAGTCTGAAACAACTAACGAGATAGACCGCAAGCAATACCGCAAGGTCTTATTTAATGGTGCGCCATCGGTGTTTAATACCAATGATAGAACATTAACACAACGCCAGAATTTGGTGCAGCAAGTGCTAACTGTTACATCGGATTACATCACGGATGGCGAGTTCAAACTGCTTCGCGGCTTGCTCGTATCTAACCAAGTCACGTGGATAACAGAAGACGCAGGCAAGCCTATTGAGATACCTGTAAACATAGACGATACGTCGTATGTTGAAAAGCGTTCGAGTGATGGCAAGCTATACAACGTAACTTTGAAGGTGCGCCTATCAAACCAATACTGGACATAACATGAACGGAGAAGTACAACTAGTAGTCAATAGCGAAGTACCTGCAGCCATTACGAGCGTAAGCAATAACCCTATATATGTGGGTATTGGTGCGCTATCGCGTTTGATAGTAACAAGTAGACCTGAGATTGCAGCACTAACAACAGGTGACACGCTAACTATCTTTAATGCGGCAGGTCAAAGCGTAACCAAGACGCTAAATTCTAACCCTGTTATTGATTCACCAGTGCCGGGGCAAACGCGTTTGAACTTTACAGGTACATGGGCGCAGGATTACTCAGCTGCTGCAGGTGGCTACTTCATGTTGACCGTAGGCGGTGAATCATTTCTTGATCTATACGAGAATGAGAGCATATCGCAAAACTGGAAGTTTCAAGACCTCAACAACTTTACTGCACAAGGTTCATTTAGCCGTGAATTTCGCATACCATTTAGCGCGACTAATCAAAACGCATTGGGCGCATTGTTCGATGTCAATGTTGAATCAGGAGCATCTAACTATTTCCACTACAAACTACCTGCGGAAATCAGAGTAGACACGTTGCCCATCGCTACAGGTTATGTGCGTGTGCGTAAGGTGTATAAGCAATTAGGACGGGTAAACGAAGTAGAGTTAGCCTTCTATGCTGAAACGCCCGACCTCGTGCGCAACATCGGTGAAAAGAAGCTCGCGGATATAGCTGAACTCACAACGCTGAATGAGACAATCAACTATGCTAATGTGACCAATGCAAGTGCTAACCGCATATGGACTATTTTAGATCGCGGTCAAAGATGGAGTGAGAACGGAGAAGTAAATACACGCCCATTGCAGGATGCTGACGTACCTGTATACGCTGCCGACCTAACGCCTGCGGTTAATTGGTGGTTTTTGTTTAGCAATATCATAAGTGAAGCAGGTTTTGAGTTAGTCGGAGGCTCACTTCAAAACATTCTTGAAACGTACTGGATGCCTTGGTGCAATAGTCGATTCCTGCAGGGTAGTGATACCAATGGTGGCTTTGGATTTCGTGCTGAAATAGCAAGCATCATTAGCGCACAAAATCTATACATCCCATTCAGCAATGAGATATTTGACAACAATGGTGACTATGACCCGGCAACGTACACCTTCACTGCACCTGCAAGTGGCCGCTACTTCTTCAACTTTAATTTTAATGTTGTAATTTCAGGAACCAGCGCACGCATATTTGTGCAAGCCATAAAGAATGCAGTTAACAACTACCCTATTATTGATGTGCAGTTTTTTACGGGCAATAGCGTGTGGGCGTTTACTGATTCGCAGGTATTGAATGCAGGTGACACATTGCGTTGGTACTCGTATGTGCAGGGTGTAGGTTCGGCAAAGTTCGATGTAGGCAGCTCTATTGGTTTGTCTGTTGCTAACCTTAACTATTCGCAAAGCATCTACTACCCATTGAACGCACCCGACATGAAGCAGATTGACTTTGTGACGGATGTGATTAAGATGCACAACTGCGCAATCGTAGCGGATAAGGCCGTGCCATCTAAGATATACATAGTGCCACAGAATAGCTACCTCGGTAGTGGAAATGTCCTAGACTGGACAAGTAAGTTGGATATATCAAAAGACATTACTATAGGCAGCACTGTTGATCTACAGAAAGCTAAGTTTCAATTTACCTATACCGCAGGTGAAGATATACTAAGCAAGCAATACAAACAGGTTGAACGTGTGTATGGTGATTATGAGGCGGTAGGTTACACAATTAATCCTGATACGACACCAAGTGACTTTGCGATAGGTGACCAAAAAATTACACTTGTTACACGTAGTACACCATCGGGTGTTGTGAATGGTAGTGGTTATGTAATGCCTATGTTTTTAAATGAATCTGTGCAGTTTGTTGCACCCGGTCCACGTTGTTTGTTTGAAGCAGGCACATGGCAAGTGCAGTTGTTCAAAGATGCAACAAGCACGGTTCTATATGAGGCCGTGCCTGTGCTGAATAACTATAGCGCAGTATATGCTGAACTTGACGATTACGATTTGAACTGGTCACCTGAAGTACCGCCTCACTTCATATATACTAATCCATACAACAACCTGTTCAATCAGTATTGGCGCACTTACATGAATGCGCTTTATAGTCCTGAAGCACGCATGATGGAAGCATCATTTGCCCTATCATTACGCGACATCTTGACCTTTCAGTTCAATGACAAGATATGGATATCGGATAGCTACTGGCGCATCATCGAAATCAATGACTACAAAGTGGGCAACCTTGAGAGTACAAAGGTTAAACTGCTCAAGTTCCTTGAAGACACAGAAGACTGCACAAGCACGCCAGTATCCACAGCCGTAAATGGTGAAGTAAACTTTGAAGACGCAGCAGGTAATCCTGTAGCCGCTACACAAGATTGTTGCACACGCTATGGTTATACATGGGACGAAACAGCAGGCGTATGTTGGGCATTTATACCTACAGGAGATAGACCAAATTCGCCAACATCTGGAGGTTCTACTAACCCATCACCGCGAGTTACTAAGGCACAGCTACGCAATGCACAAGTGATTAACTCGGTTGTCAATGGTGATGCTGTAACTATTGCAACAGCTAACAAGAACATGCTCGCAGTTGGTCAAAATCTTGATCTAACTAAGGACGTGAACGGTAACATAATGTTAGGCAAAAATGTTACGACAAATCTGCCGGGTATCCATATTGGCGGTGGTTATCGCGATGGTGATCCTTCAAGCACTTACTATGGTTGGGCGCAATACGGAATGTTTGTTTTGCAACGAAAGCAAACAGTATCGTTGATAGGTACTGTGATTGATTTAGATATTGAAGGTGTGGCAGGTGAATATATCAACATGCCCGATGACACATTGTGGAGTGTGCTAATGAATGTGACAATTAAAGATACAAGTACAGGTGCAAGTGAAACATCATTGCATCATGTCTTGCTTGAAAAAGTAGCTGGTATGGCTAATGCAAGTGCCATCACTACGCTAAGCACTATTGGTGCTATAGGTACCAACATATTTACTTTCGGAGTCGACACAACAACTAATACCGATGAGCATCGCATTAATGTCACGGTTACAGGTGTGACTCTATCAACTGATGTTTTAATTACAGCTACTATTCAATACCAACAAAGTAAAACAGCATAACATGGACAACATCAAAAACTCAATGCGCTATTTGCAGCTAGGAATCAATGCTAAACCAGAACACAACTATGGACTGCGCAAATGGCATCGTGTGCTGTGGTTTGCTACCTTGTATGTGTGGCGTACGTTTCTTTTTTTTACTATAATTTACCTAATTTCTAAACTAATCTACTAATGGCTGAACCTATTGTTAGGAGTTTCGTAATCGACACTACCGAAAGTGAGCAGAACCTCAAAGAATTAAATGTCCAAATCAATGCGACATCAACCGCCATTAACCAAGGTGCGCAGTCGTTTGACAACGTAGCCGCTGCAGAGGAAGCAGTAGTTACATCGAGCAAGTCACTCAAGGCGCAGCTGCGTGAATTGCAGGCTCAGTTAGCCAATACTGCACCCGATAGTGCCAAGTATCGCGAGTTGTCGGCAGCTGCAGGGGAACTGAAAGACAAGATTCAAGATGCAGCGCAGGCAGTCGGTACACAGGCAGGTGGTGCGTTTGAACGTGTAGGTGGTTCACTTGGCTTAGTGACTTCGCGTATTGCATCACTTGACTTTGAAGGTGCTGCTGAAGGTGCAAAGCTTCTTGCTAAAAACATTACGGACATTAAGCCGGGTGATATCTCAAAAGGAATCCAAGGAATAGGTAGTGCATTTGCATCCGTAGGTAAGGCGTTATTGACTAACCCTATATTCCTAATTGGTGCAGCCATAGCCGCTGCGATTGTCTACGCAGATGAGTTGCTAAGTCTTGTTGATGGTGTAACTGATGCTGAAACAAAAGCACTGGATGTACAGAAGGAACGTGCAACACTTGCAAAGGAACAAGTTGATGCCATTAGCGCACAGGAGGAATCGTTAAAGCGTCAAGGTCTAACCGAAAAAGAAATTAATGCGCTTAAACTTCAAGCCTTAGACACTGCCATACTCGAACAACAGACTGTACTCGAAACGACACAGATACAAGCAGAGTCACAAATCAAAGCAGCGGAACGTAATGCTGAATACCTCAAGACTTTTCTTGACTTCGTTACATTTCCACAGCGCAAACTTGCAGAGTTCTTTCAAGGTTTCGTCAATGGATCAATCGAAATACTTAACAAGCTAGGACTTGGCATTGAGAAGATAGATGTTACATCAGTATTTGAGGATGTAAACAACTTTATCGTCAAGAAAGTATTTGACCCGGAACAAGAGCGCAAAGACCAAAAGAAGATTGTTGATGATGCTAAGAAATCATTGACATCATTAAACAACCAGCGTGATGCAATACTTAACCAACAGGACGCAAGAGAAAAGGCTAAGCGCGAAAAGGCGGCAGCCGATGCTAAGGCGGCAGCAGATAAAGCACTAGCAGATGAAAAGGCTGCACTGGATAAGCAGTATGCTGCACAGAAAGAATACTATGATGCGGTTAGTGAATTGCAAGATGAGGCATATGAAAAGACGCTAACCAAAGAGGAACAGGAAGAACTTGCCATAGTGCAGAAGTATGAAGCTGCATTTGCGGCAGCGGATGCGGCAGGACAAAGCACTGTGCAACTACAGCAACAACTCAATGCTGAACTCGCTGCACTAGATGCACAACGTACAGCCAATGCACAAGCTGAAGCGGATAAGCGTAAGAGTGCGGAAGATGATTTCTTTGCAGATCTACAGGCACTAAACCAAGAAAAATTCGCAGCAGAAGACGAAGCCTATGCTGCATCACTGAGCAAAGGTGAGCAGGAAGAACTGCGAGTTACTCAACGCTACGAAAGATTGTTTGCCAAAGCAGATGCCGCAGGTAAAAGCACGGTAGACCTGCAGAAAAGATTGGCGGCTGAACTTAAAGCTATACAGGAAAAGAGTGCGAACGAGGAAGTAGCTATTAAAGCGCAAAGCATTCAAGAAGGATTGCAGTTAGCACAGGGTGCGTTACAGGTATTGCAAGCATTTAGTGAGAAAAGTTCAAAAAATGGTGAACGAGATGCACGCAAGAAATTCAAAACAGACAAGGCACTAGCTATTGGTGCGGCAACCGTGCAAACAGCATCGGCCGTAACAGGTGCTTTATCTGCCGGGGGTAATGGTATTAAATTCGCTACAGGTCAAAACTTTGTAGAAGCGGCCATTGCAGGTGCACTAGGTTTGGCGCAAATCATCAAGATTAAAAACTCTCAGTTTGGTGGTGGTGGTTCAGGTGGTAATGATACAACTACCAGCGTGCCTTCAACAGGTGGCGCAGATACGGGAGGTGGTGCAGCCGTTGCGCAGTTCAATCCACTTGCTGCATCGTTCCTTGAAAATAGACCTGAACAACTTACACCACGTGCGTATGTACTTGCAGGTGATGTAGCAAGCCAACAGGAAGTGAGAGAGAAAGTACAAGACCTAGCACGCATTGGATAAAACAAAAACCGCCCTCGTTAGGGCGGCTTATGTATGCTTTGGAAACCAATTGAATTATGACGAAAACAGGACAAATATAAATAACTTTGAAAAATGGAAAAAAGAAAAGTAGTTAAGTGTGTAATAGACGAAGAAGGCCGTCTTGGTATTACCGCAATGGGCCTTGTAGATATGCCGGCAATCGAAGAAAACTGGATTGCACTAAGCAAGGTGCAGCTAAGTGCGGTTAATGACGAGCGCAGGATGCTGTATGGCCCTGCACTTATCCCCAATAAAGAGATATTGCGCTATGATGATAAGGGTGAACCTTACTATGTGTTCTTTGAAAAGGCAACTGTGCAAGCTATCGCGCACCAATTCTTTAAAAAGAACCTGCAACATACCACTAACCTGCAGCATGAGATACCTGTAACAGGTGTGACCGTGGTTGAATCATGGTTGAAAGAGGGCAAGAATGACAAGAGCATCCAACTTGGATTGCCTGAATTACCAGATGGCACATGGTTCATCGGTACCAAGGTAGATGAGGAGCATGTGTGGAATGATGTTAAAGAGGGGAAGATAAAAGGCTACAGCATTGAAGGATTCTTTAACGAAGTAGGCGTGGCGATGAGTGGTGTGAAGAACTACGAAGCAGAGTTGGTATTTGAATTAGACCAACTGCTCAGCCAAGTAAACCCTAAATAATTTAATATGATAAACATCGACAAGGCACTGGAGGTTTTAGGACTTCCTGCCGAAATGGAAGCGTACAATGGACAGGTGCAAACACGTACTGTGCGCACTATTACCATTTACGAGAACAACGACTTCACAAGTGGTAAGCAAGTAATCAACTACTCAGTTGAATTCAATGAAGCAGCACCAGCACTATTTGGTGCATATCCTTTCAATCTTGCGGCAGGATGGATCTATCAAGGAGCATTTAGCATAGCAGGTCAAACGGACAAAGGTTACAAGTTGCACAAGCCTGCAATGTCAGTTAAGCACGAAGCACCTTCAGGTTTAGCCGGGCAGACTGTCCACTATGTTGAGAGCAGCATATACTTTACACCAACTGCAATTGATTTCGTTTATGAACCATACGAAACAGTTGTAAATGGTGTAGCTGAAGACATGAAAGACCCGATTATCCGTGCGCAGTACAAAGCACGTGTGATAACCAAAGGTGCAGATGGTAAGCCTCGTGTGTCATGGACATCACGCTATGCAATAACACCGAAGAAAAGACTGCGCAAGGCTGAATTCTTGAAGCTTGCAGGCGTTAGTATGGAGGAAGTAATGTGGAAGTGCAGACACACTTACAACATCGTACCAGTTAAAGGTGAAACACACATTACCTCCATCGCTATGGACATCGACAAGCCAAGTGCAAACACACTTAATAGCACTGTGTACATCAATGGTATCGATGCAAACACTTTCAACTACAAAACGCTCATCAATTCGTTTGGTAAAACATACGATGGTTACATGTACATGTATCGTTTGATGAATGGTGCGCGAATTGGTGGTACTACGGACAACGTGTATGGTAGCACGCTCAACATACCATTAACACCCGGTACGGATTCAACAATCAATCTCGAGGCTGGCAGTGTCAATGCGTATAACATCGCGACTAAGACATTAACCTACAATCCCGATTTGATTGATGAGGCAAGCATCATTGCATACATGGAGTTCCTACCTGCAAATGGTAAGAATGAAAATTGCGGCAAAGAAATTAGCCTTGAAACAGGCATCGAGAAATTGTTCTAATTATCTTCGCTGCGTGGTATAACATAATTATAGGTTTAGGTATAAGTGTAAAAAGAAAGGCCCAAACGAGGGCCTTCTTTTTTAACCAGAAACTAAACCAATTATAAAATACAAGCACGAATATACTCAGCTATGCTCATCTTGCTAGCCTTTGCATTTTTTTTCACTGCCTTCATTTGCTTTTCAGTCAGTCTTGCTGAAACCTTACTCGTGTAAACGTCTGTTGTTGTTTTCATATTGTGTGTATTTTTTTACTTCGCTAAGATACGGCAGGTTGTTGGATGTAACAAAACATCGTTTTTGCTACTATATCCAAATATCCAACAATGTCGAATATCAAAGAACAAATCAAATCCGTATTCAACAAGTACGGCATTGATCCATCTAGCGTGGGTATCAAGTTTGAAGAAGAAACTGCAGCAACTGAAGCACCGGCAACGGAAGTGAAGTTTGCTGTAGAAGGCACTTTGGCTGATGGTACTAAAATCTACTCAACCGCAAACGAGTGGGTAGTAGGTGTGGACATCTACACTCAAGACGCAGAGGGTAATCCAGTGCCTGTACCTGCAGGAGAATACCTGCTTGAAGACGGTGTTACCAAAGTCTATGTAGGCGAAGATGGTATGGTGTCTGAAATCTCACGCGAAGAACAATCTACTGAAATGAGCAGCGAAGACCTCGTTGCCGTAATTGGTCAATTGTCTGAGCGCATTGCTGCACTTGAAGGTGAAAAGACCGAACTAGCTGCCGCAGTAGAAAACGCTAAGAAGGATGCAGAAGCAGTGAAGGCTGAACTCGCTTCAGTTAAGAAAGCACCTGCTGTACCTTCTGTTAAATCACAAGAATTTAAAAAGAATGTAGCACCTGTAGTTGCATCGAATGGTAACTCATTCAGCGACTTCATGGAAAGCATTCGCTCTAAACAAAGTAAATAATTCACCTCATAATTTTTATTTAAAATGCCAACAACAACTTCTCTCACCACCACCTATGCAGGTGAATTAGCTGGTGAAATCGTAGCAAAAGCTTTGTTGTCTAACGTATCAACTCAGTACGTTACAATGAAGCCAAACGTGCCTTACAAATCAGTAGCACGCAAAATTGATGACACTGTAACATTCGCTGCAGGTACATGTGACTTTACCCCAACAGGTACTATCACTTTGACTGAGCGTATCTTGACCTTGGAAGAGTTCCAAGTTCAACGCCAAATCTGTAAGAAGGACTTCTTTACAGATTGGTCTACTGCAGATGTGATGAGCGGCCGTGTAAACACCCAAATCCAAGACGCTATCGTAGGTCGTTTGGTAGGTGGTATTGCTGCAGCTAACGAAACAATCATGTGGTCAGGTGTTAACGCAACAGCTGGTCAATACGATGGTTTTGAAACCCTCATCAAGGCAGGTGGTTCAGGTGCTGTATCTGCAGGTTCAGGTGCATTGAACGACACTAACATCATCGCAACTATTTGGGATGTAATCAACACTGCTCCTACTGCTGTTAAAGGTGCTGCTGAAAAGCCTATCATCTACATGGGACAGGCTGCATGGGAATCATACATGCAAGCTCAAATCGCTGCAGGTAACGGATGGTACTTGACAGGTGGACCAGAAGTGGCTAAGCGTTTCGTAGGTATGTACGAAATCGCAGTATGTCCGGGTATGTCTGCAAACAATATCATCTTCGCTCAGAAGTCTAACTTGATGTTGGGTACATGGCAGGAAAACCAAATGAACGAAGTGTTCATCTTGGATATGCAGAACTTGGATGGATCACAAAACGTTCGCTATGGCGCACGCTTCTACCTCGGTGCTCAGATTGCAGTAGCTGAAGACATCACTTACTGGGGCGCATAATTAAAAATAACAAAGGGGGTGTAACAGCCCCCTTTAAACTCTTAAAATATACATAGCTATGGCTTGTGAATTAACAACAGGTTTTACCCTTGGATGCCTTGAAGGTATCGGAGGTGTTAAAGAAATTTTGATTACTAACTACACAGACCCTGTGACAGGTAACGACTTCATTTCTGGAGTTACTTACGATGCTGTAACAGGTGAAGTAGATGGCTTGCCAACTTGGACTATTTACCGCTATGTTCCATTCCGCAATAGCGGCTCATACATTGAGACCGTTAACAAGAACTTGGAATCAGGTACTCTTTACTTCTCACAGGAAGTAGGATGGACTTTTGGTAAGTTGAACCAAGATATGCGCAACGAATTCTTGAATGTTGCAAAAGCTAAAATGATTGTATTTGTACGTACCAATGATGACCAAATCTTGTTGGTAGGCACAACTGAAGGGTCACAACTTACTGCAGGTACTGTTCAATCAGGACAGCAGAAGGCTGACTTAATGGGTTACCAAGTGACAACTACTGCAGAGAACCTTGTTCCTGCCGTACACCTTGAGCCATTCACTTCAGTACCTTTCGACAACTTCGCAGGTATTACTGTAAGCCCTGCTTACTAAGATAGTTTTCCGTTGTGTTCTTGTTGTATTGTAAAAGGGGCAGGTTTATGACTTGCCCCTTTTTAAATAAAGTAGCATGATATATTTACAGACCGACACACCAACACAGCAAGTGTTTCTATCACTTGACGAAGCACGGCAATACTTTGCCACACCATACACGAACTACCTGCTCGTATTGACGCACGAAGAGAACAGCACAACGGGCAACCAGCTTGCACAGGTTGCAACTATAATCAACGAGAATACACGCATTACGGAACTTGAAATTACAACCGTTGGTCTTACCTTAGCAGGCAGATATCGATATGAAGTGTATGGACAAAATTCTGCTGTTAATACTGACCCGACAAGCGGTGTTGTTATTGGTTTGGTGGAGCGTGGTTACGCTGTACTAAACCACAACACTACATGGTTTGATGTACCAGCTAGTATAATACCAAATGATATAATCTATGAGCCTTAACGAATCGAATATAGTATCATTGAAACTTAGCGAGTACGTTGCTAAGTCGGATGCAGAAAAACTAGACCGCAAAGGTTGGGTAAACTATGGTGATCAAAACGATTTTCCACAATACCTGCGTGACCTTGCACACGAATCACCTGTGCATGGTAGTTTAGTTGTTGCCATTGGTGACATGATAGCCGGGAAGGGTATTAAGTCGGAGCAGTACCAAGCAGAACTGGATGCACTCGACATTAATAGCTTGACATATGCCGCAGCTCATGATTTGAAGTTGTTTGGTGGTTTCTTTATTGAAGTGATTTGGAGCAACGACCGCACGGTTATATCAAAGCTAAACGCTATACCATTTGAAGAGTGCCGCATTGCGGTTAATCAGGATGATGATAGCGAGATAGGTATCTTTCACAGCTATGACTGGAGCAACACACGGAAGAAAAAAAACACGCCTGAATTTATTCCAAGGTATAACTACCTAACACGGATGGAAGAGCCAAGGCAAATCTATTGGTGCTTCACATATACAGGTAGCGATGTATACCCTCGTCCCGATTACTGGAGTGCCATTAACTATATCGAGTTAGACAAGCAGATTTCTATCTTTCATATTAACCAAATTAGCAACGGCCTTTTCCCTTCTACTATCATCAACTTCTACAACGGGCAAGCAACGCCTGAACAGAAGCAACAGATGATGATGGACTGGGAGAACAAGATGAGTGGCGCACGTAATGCAGGTAAGGTGGTTATGTTCTTCAATGAGCGTGATCAACCAAAGACTGAAATCACGCCATTCCCTGTGAACGATGCGGATAAGCAGTATCAACTCATGGATACTACTGCAACGCAAAAGATAATCACAGCACACCGTGTTACTACGCCACTTCTTTTCGGTATACGCGAAACCACAGGGTTCGGAAGTAATAAGGATGAAATGACTACAGGACTTGAGATATTTAATAAGCAAGTCATTCAGCCATACCAAGAGAAAATTAACCATAGCATCGAGGAACTATTGAGCAATCAGCTGCCAGGTGTTACCTTTGAGATTGTACCAAACACGCCACTTGCTATTGAGCAAGCGGCAGCGGTTGTTGATGCAACAGGTGGTGCAACTGCGGATGTTGCTGCAACAGCATTGAATGGTGCGCAGATCACGTCGCTCGTTGACATCGTAATGCAAAGTGCTGCAGGTGCTGTTCCAGTATCGAGTGCTAAGGCAATTGTTACTGCTGCGTTCCCAACATTGCCAGCTGCAACTGTGGATGCAATCTTTGCGGATGTAATTGCAGGATCCTTACAACCAACTGAAGTAATTCAATCGAGTGTTGAGTTAAAAAAAAAAGTAGATGATACCGCAGGTGATGCGCTCATCGCATTAGGTGAAGACTGGAAGGAAGAGTGGATATTGATAGATAGCTACAACGCTGATGAAGAAATTGAGCATGAGTTTGCAGTTCGTACAGGTGCTGCTCGTCCAGCTGCTAAGAGTGAGCAAGATGCTATTATTGATGGCAAGTACTTTATTACTCGTTACGTTTATGCAGGTAGCTTTAGCCATCCTAATATGCGCCCATTCTGTAAGAAGATGATAGAAGCAGGTAAACTATACCGCAAAGAAGACATCGTGTCGATGGAAAATGTAGCTGTCAATCCCGGATGGGGACCTGAAGGTGCAGACACCTACGACATTTGGTTTTACAAAGGTGGCGGTAACTGCAAACACTTTTGGGAAAAGCGTGTATATGTAGATGCTAAGGGTGCGAAGATTGACCCTAATGATCCAGATGCTTCACGCATCGCTGTATCACTTGCTGAGCGCATGGGCTACAAGGTGCGCAATAACTCATTAGTTGCAAAGCTACCTCAAGACATGCCCTATAACGGCTTCCTACCTACTAATCCTATTTACGGCAATCAATAATTACAACTATGGCTGAAGTATTACTAATATCGGAGAATTACATTAAGAAGTACACCACGGTCAATGGCAGCGTAGACCCTAATCTTCTTTACCCATCCATCTATTTAGCGCAGGATAAATGGCTACTTCCATTTTTGGGAACTAATTTGCTGAACAAGATTAAAGATGATGTAGCTGCAGGTACAATATCGGGCGATTATCAAACATTGCTTGAAGACTATGTACAGAAGTGCTTGCTATGGTGGGTGATGGTGGATGTAACACCTAACCTTTGCTATCGTATGGACAACGGCACGCTCGTACAACGCCAGTCTGAAGACACTGTGCCTGTGTCGGATGTGGTTATGAAGGACATGATAGATCGTGCAAGGCAGAATGCTGAACACTACACGACATTGCTTGTCGATTACTTGTGTGCTAACAACGCTCTGTTCCCTGAATACTCTACTTCGGTTTGGCCTGAACGTTCACCACGAACTGATGTGACCAACACGCTGAACTATCAATTCAGCACAGGCAACACATCCATAAGCTACCGCCCTACTTACTCTCGTAACATCATCAATCGCATACCATGAGTGATAAGAAGACACTTAAACAAGATTACACTGAGCGTTTGCGCAAGTATGAGCGTGAACTAGCACTTAAACTACGAGCCAATGGCAACAAAGAAGCAGAAAAACGAGCAGCCAAATAAGGTTGACTTGAAAGGACTGCGCTATAAGCTGCAGTTGTTCGACGGCTTTTGGTCAATACCACTTGCCTTCTTAGTGTTTGCCGTATCGGGTACGGTATCGGTTGCCTATTTTGGTGATGCACTTATTAGCACTGAATACATCCAGTACATCGTGCTGGCTGCAATGGTCATGGTGTTTGCCAATTTCGTGGTTTTTTTGGGCATTAGATTCAATTTTCGCGCATTGCAACGGGAGATATACAATAAGGAAGTTAAGTATGAAATAAACACCTATCTAACGACATGGCAAAAGGTTGTCTTATACCTGCTCTTATATGCATTCTACTTTGCTGCATACCTGTATATCTTACACATGCTGATGACGGTTACTGCGTAAGGGTAACGGCTAGTTCGTTTGTAGGTGTAAAAGAGAAGGGCGGCAATAACCAAGGTTTCAATGACCGTGCATTGCTTGTGCTTATGAAGCAACAAGGTTGGAAGCCCGGCTATGCATGGTGTTCTTTCTTCGTTATGGCCATGCTCGATGAGTGTGGCATTCCTCACACCATCACAGGTTGGTCACCTACTGCATACAATCGTAATGATGTGATCTATACGGAAGGTAGATTCGTGCAATCCTTTAGTGACAAGGATGCGCTGGTTATGACTTTAAGTTATAACAGCTTTAAGGGTAAACGATACAAGGGTATTGGTCACACTGGTATCGTGGACAAGGTCGGCAAATACTCTGTTCGCACTATTGAAGGCAATACTAATGAACAGGGCATGCGTGATAGTCGCACACGCGATGGTGTGTACTACAAGATTCGCCCACTAAATAAAAACTTACATATCACACGATGGAAAAAGACAACTTAAGAAGCATTGTGCTATACGCTGCAGTCATTACTGTGGTAGGCATTATGATTATTGTAGGCTTTAAGTCATGCAATGAAAAGACAGACCCGGCTATTCAACGCCTGCAGAACATCAATGATTCACTCTACCAAATCATAGATGTCAACAACATCAAAACGGATAGCCTATTCATGAAGATAGACAGCCTTCAAATAAATCAGGACACAATTATCCAACAGCAGCAAATCACCAATGAAATCTACCGCAATGAAACTTACAACATTCTTTCTTCTACTCCTAGCAATGCCAATGCTCAGTTCAGGGCAACGCTCAAAAAGTCGGACAGCCTACTTAAAGCAGGATTTTACACCCGAACTTACAACCTACGATCTGCAGCTTTTCAATCTCAACTACAATAGCATGATGTATTGGTATGCGACTGCGCAGGAGATAGACAGTCTTTACCAGATGGAACGGCTAAAGGTGACTTATTACGCAAAGATTACAGGCATTCAGGCAAATAGTTATGAGACATTAGCCGAAATCTACAAGAACAAAGAGAGCATTGAGAAGGCCATAGCGACTGAGAAAGACAACGAGATTGCCCAACTAAAAAAGCGCAACAGGCGGTTAATAATTACTAACACTGCCCTCACTTTAGGTATCACAGCGGTAGCAGTTTCTACTATATATTTTACAATCTTTTAGTTATGGACTTTCAACCCAGAGATTTAATTACAATTATTGGTGGTGCGGTATCGCTCACAGGTTTGTATTACGCATTGAAAAGGGATGTGGTGAAGGTATCCAGTGCGCTGGGTAAGGTCGAATCATATCATAAACGGGAGGTAACAATGTTAGCCGATTCAATCAAAGAAACTAAAGAGGAGTTCAACACGAAGCTAAACACCATGAAAGAAGAGCAGAACAAAGCCATTGATAAACTCGAAGCCAAGATTGATGTGATTGCGTCACAGAACATGACCATCAGCACCAATCTTGCGGAGTTAGCCGGGTTTATCCGTGGCAATAAATAATACAGCATGCAAGGTGAATACTCGGAGATCTACAAAGAGATACATGAAGGCAGTGGGACAATAGCAGACCGCATCCGTGCGGCCATGAAACGCCACAAGATTACAATGCAATACAGCTCATTTGAGCGATTGTATTTCGGTTGGCGTAAAAGACACAACCTGCAACCAACAGCATCGCTTAAAACCGCTGTAAAGGGTAACCTGTCTAAGCTAACAGACCAATTTGCTGACTTCAACAATATGGTTAATGAGTTAGTTCCTGAATCGAGCAACCCTCTCGACCTACCACCATCACAGGAATCAAACTATAAACCGTTCAAGCTACCGATTAACCACAACAACATCCTGTTGTTATCCGATATTCACGTACCATACCACAACATACAATCCTTAACGCTTGCATTAAAATATGGACTTGACAATGATGTCAATACTATCTTGCTCAATGGTGACATCATAGACTTTTACGCTATTAGTCGCTTTGAGAAAGACCCTCGTAAGCGCAACTTCGGGCATGAGGTACTAATGACAAGGCAGTTTCTTGCAACACTACGCAAACTATTTCCTGCAGCTGCAATATATTATAAGTGTGGTAACCACGATGTGCGTTATGATCACTATATCATGCGCAATGCACCTGACCTGTTAGGCATGGATGAGTTCAACTTTGAATCATTGATGCACTTGGATAAGTACAATATCACATTCATTCCCGATAAGCAAATCATTCATGCCGGAAAGCTAACCATTCTGCATGGTCACGAACTAGGTGCGTCTGTGTTCAGTCCTGTAAACATAGCACGGGGGTTGTTCCTGCGTACAAAAGACAGTGCATTGTGTGGCCATCATCACCAAGCAAGTGAACACACTGAGCCAACTATCAATGGCAAGGTTATAATGTGCTGGAGTGTGGCGTGTCTATGCGAACTGCATCCCGATTACATGCCCATCAACAAGCACCATCATGGATTTGCTCATGTGCGTGTGATGGATACAGGTGATTTTGAAGTGAGCAACTATCGTATTGTTAATGGTAAGATTAGATAACAAAAAGCCTCCACGTTAGGAGGCTAGTTGTATCAATCAATAAACAAAAAACAATAATGCAATTGAACACATGCACTAAGTCGCAAAGGTAATGAAACGCAAACCACATCCTAAAGTTATTCAGCGCAAACTTGGACGCGAAAAGGCCGATGGTTTGTATTGTGACAACGTAATTGAGATAGACCCAACACTACCACCACTGCGCTACCTTATCGTTTTGGTTCATGAGTACTTGCATCACATTCAGCCGGAATGGAGTGAGGAAAAAGTTGATGCGGAAGGTGAAGCACTTGGTCGCTTTCTTTGGAAGCAAGGCTATCGCAAAGTTCATCAGTAAACTTTACTATCCTGCCGCTGCTTAGTATTAGGTAGCGCATCAGAACTTATCGGATATGCCTGCATGCAGCATTTCGGAATGTACCCATTCGCGTATCTTACCTACTATCTCATATTGTTCTTCGGTAAGGTCTTGGTACTTTTCAAGTGTACGCAAGTGCTGGGTGAATTCCTCGATTAAATCAAAATACTTCACACCATTTACAGCACAATCAAATGCGTGCTGGTCTTCTTTCAGGTCAAATGTTAGTGTTGCTTGCATCGGTTTGTGTTTGGTTTGGTAATCCGTTTTCACAATCTCTGTAGCCATCATTATATGCGCCATAGATATTGTTCATTTCCACGGTCTGTGCTGCATTCAAAAACCCTTCCATTTCTGCCCAAGGCATCTTGATAGCTTGGCCTTGGAATCGTTTCTTTAATGCGAGGTGTAGCCTTCTAATGGCAGTTTCTTTTTTACTTTGATCCATATTCTCGTGTATATAATTCTTGTTTAATTCTTTTCAGCGTTCGGTGGATGTTGTCCTTTTCACCGGGTGTTTCGCCTGTAGCTGCCAGGTACTTGTGTCTAACTGCCCGTAGTTCATCTATTGTCAACTTGCTCAGCTCCTTTCGCGTCATGCTTGCTCAGTTTTAGTAGTTCATTCTTGACGTGCATGTAGTAAGCCTTCACGCTGTAGTATTCACCAGTACCATCAAAGTCGTTCACGATATCATCAGGTGCGTTGGTCAATGCTTCGTCAATGCAGTATAGCGCAGCATTCAATGCTTTCATGTGCGCATCAACAAGGTTGCCTTCCTGCTTCCCATTCTCAACTATATCAAAATAGTTCGAGTACAGTTGCCATGCCTTTTCTTTTGCTTTCATCCTTAAGTTTATTGATTAGTTCTATAACCTGTTCTTTGTTGTAGTAGTGCTGCATCGAATTGCGCACGTATTCTTTAAGTTGTTCTTGTGTCATATTCACCTCCTTCATAAATATTTTCATAGTATTCAATACCATGTGAACGGCAGGGCGTATTGTTGGATTTATTCTCGGTCATTTCGATATGCCAAAAGACACCTAACTTGAATCCCATATCAAAGGCTTGGATAATTTGCTTACGGTTTAGTTCTTCAGCATTATATTTCAGTTCGTCCATGGCATCACTTAAATCTTGAAATGTTATGTTGCCTAATTCATAGCGTTTGAACCATGCCCTAAATCCTTCATCAAAATAATTTGCAGCTTGTTGGCTGCGGTCTGTGCGTCTTTCTTTCATTGCTCACCTCCTTTGTATGTTTCAATAAAATAAGTTTCCGAATCAAATTTTGGAGTGCCATTGACGTGGTATTGGTATTCATATTCTTGCCCTTCATCAAAAGCATCAATAATCTGCTCACGCTCCATTGCCAATGCTTCTATAAATAGTTCATCGAACTTTTCAATATGCAAATCTTTACTTCGCCATTCGCGTGTTTGCATCAAGTGTAGCAAGTGATAGTGCAACCATTGTACTGCAGTCTGTTTACTCATAGTGCTAAAGTATTAAGGTATTCACGCCACATTGGTACACGCTCCATCAGCTTGTCGATTGCTGCTTGGTCAAACTCCACAACCTTTTCGTGGATGCGCTCCTGTACTGGTATGTCGTATGTCCATTCAGTACGGTGACTTTCCAAATCTGCATCCGGGTAATCAGCCATAAACTGCGCCATGTCGTATATCATGTTGCGCTCAATGCTCTGTGCTTTTTTGATAAAGGTAGGTTCACCTT